GGCATACCACCATATATACTGCCTGATAAAAGAGCATTAAAAGAATACGAGCCTGTGTCTATAAAACTTGTTACATCAGCGCTATCAACACCCTCGCTAACAAGTGTAGCGTATTCATTACCTGTCTCTTTGATTATATCTTTTAGAAAGTTACTCATATTCAATTACTCCATAAATTATTGTTATCATTATACATCAATGTATTAATAATGTCAAGTCCCATTGGTACTTATATTAAAATTTAAGATACACCTTATATCTTTTTTTGGTTGTTCAGCCGTGTGCCAATACATACCATCAAATATTACAACTCTACCTTGTTTAGGTGTTACCCTTTTTAATTCTTTTACATCTTCAAAGAAAGGCACATCACCCTCTTTCTCTGTTTTATAATCATATATTATAGTGTCGCCATCGCCATCACACACATAATATAGAAATACTAAGTGTGGTTCGAATCTATCTAAATGTGGTGTATCAACACCTGTGCCTGTAAAGTCTGTATTTAAAGGTAATTGTAAGAAAGACCTAGCCTCTAATATTCTATCGCCAACTAACTGATCAACTAATTGTATGGGTTTTCTACCTATTTTTTTATTACAACTGTTGACAATTTTTCTTATACTATCGTGTAGTAAATCTAAATCAAATATGTGTTTAAAACCTGGTCGTCTTTGATGTTGATTGTTTGCTATTGAAACATCATCTACATATTGATGATATGTTTCATTTAAAACTTGATGTTTAATTATTTCTTGGTCAAATATATCTACTATATCATCTATTACTTTTATCATCTATTTTTGCTCTCAATATCACAGGCCTTCCTCTTTTTGATGGCCTTTCATCTTCAAATGTTTTAAATTTGGGCATATGAGCAGGGCCTTCCCACTCAAACCTATATTTAGGGTCTTCAGGCACCCAGCCTTTTCTTGGTTCTTCGTAATCTTCAGCTTTAACTCTATGCCATAATAACTCTTTCATATCTTGTAAGTTTACCATACCAAAATCATTGTACACTCTACCCTCAAATTGATCTGCCATTCCAAATACCATTTCTCTATTGTATTCTTTTTTTCTTTGGAAGTCCCAATATTCTTTTAAATCTTTATAACTTTTATTTGTAATCATCTGATAATTTCTATTTGAGCATTCGGTGACCATATTTCAAGTTCTTTTCTCAAACGATTATCATTTTTAAGATTATTATGTCGGTTGGTCGCTTTCTTTTTCCACCACTCTATTATATTATTTAGGTTAAACTTATCGTAGTTATCGTCTTTGATAATCTCTTTTGTTTTACCATTTACAATATCAATATAATTCTTAATACCATAATTACAAGTGTAATATCTTTTCCTTTCTGTTAATTTTTTAGCATTACTAATAGTTGTATTAAACATATCTAAATCATTGCCGTCTAAACTTCTTTTAACTAAACCAATAATAGCTTGTGTTAACTTTAACTTTCTACTAGAGGCGTCATCTTTTACTAATTTGCCTACGTGTTGTTCTACGAAAGATGATAAATCGTGGAAAGGTTTGCCGTGTATCAAAGGTATAAAGTCACTATCTGTCAGGCCTTTATATCTTAAATAAGGTTTCATACCATCATATTGACTAGATGATTTACTATTACCATATAAACTTGTTGTTTCAAATAATGATAAGTTCATACCATATTTGTTATTTAATTTTTCTCTCACCCAATGACTACAACATATGGCAGCCAATAGTTTACCACCAAGATAATTATAACCAAATGGTTGTGATGGCACTATTACAAAACCCATAATAGAAGTCTTATTAAATGTTACCAACTCTGGTACATTACCTAATAAAACATTTCTTGGTTTCATATTAATTACAGGCGAGCCACATCTAATAAAACCTACCCATTTATTAGTATTCTTTTCTTTTACACCTATTTTTAAATTTTTACCAGGCACACTTGACATATTAGTATGTGAAGATATTAGATTTAAAAATGAATCAAATGTTGTATTATCTGGTTCAACAATATCAAAGTCCATATCTTGTGGACTCATATCAAAGTTATCAAATATTTCTGTTTCAGGTCCCATACCAGGTAAACTGGCAGAGATAGTATCATTTAATTGAGACATCTTTTGGTCTCTCATATACTCATCTATTCTATTAAACTGGCCAAAATAATCATTAAATATTTTAGCACAATATAATGCCTGATCTTTATTTAGGGTCTTCATTATTCCACATTACCATTAATCCAACTATTAATAAAATAGGTACTAAGCTACAAACTATTGCTATTGTTACCGTCATACTTCATTCCCCCATACATCCCAGCCTTTTGTTTTTTGTCTAGCAAACAATTCTATTCTAGGTAAATCACCACACAAGTTTACAATGTCATCTCTAATTCTATCTGGTTTTCTACTATGTTCTCTACGAATATCTACAACTAATTGTGCTACTGATTTACTAATTCTTTTTGGTCTGCCTTTAGTTGCTAGTAAACACATTTCAGGATTACCTCTAGTCCAATATCCTAAACCTGTAAAAAAACCAGGTGATTTTCTATTTTGTTTTGCCCAAGTAAACGCTACCGTTTTATATTCAAAGCCCCAGGCCTTTATGACTTCAAATGCTTTATGTAATAAAGGGTCTACAACCCACATAAACAATACACAATCTTTTTCAGCAATATTATTTACTGGTAGATTACAAATATCTTTTAATGACATACAATTATAATGATTTTCTGGACTTTTACCTTTGCCTTTATCAGACCTAGTCGTAAATGTCCAAGGTGGATCAGAATAAATTATGTTATATTTTTTGCTAATATCCATATCAATAACATTATAATTAAAAATACTTTTGTATCCATTGGTGTTCTAGCTATGTTTTGGCCAAAATTAAAGAATACAAAAATTGTAAAATACAAAAGTAATAAACTAGTAATCATCCGAAAAATGCCTCTAAACTTGCCGTTGGTTCGTGTTTCCAACCTATCGCTTGTAATATAAACCTCATAGGGTCTAAAAATGTTTTTTCAAATTGTGTTTCATAGTCAATATATTGTTCTAGTTTAAATTCTGTTGGTAGTTTTGTCATATAACTTATTACATCAAACTTAAATGGATTTGCCTCTAGTAATTTAAGAAACTTAATTTTATCACCGTCTTGTATATAAGGATATTTTCTATCTAAATTAAATTGTTTTAGTTGATGATTATAGATTAAAGCACCTTTAACGTGTATTGGTGTGCCTTTGATAAACACATTACTATGATCTTTATATTTTCTGATATTGTTACAACTTCTAGGAAAAGATATTTGTTCAGCGCTCATTTGTAGAAACTCTTTTTTGAAATCAGCCACAAACTTGTGTAAATCTGATTGTTCTTTTGACATTATAATTTTAATCGCTTCTTTAATTTTACCTCGACAGACCTGCGGTGTACTAGACTTGACAGCTTCTATACCCATAAGTTTTAACTTTGGCTCAGAAAGTCTTACGCCTTCCTCATCTAGCACATTTAACATATACCGCTTTTTGGCCACCCAAATACCCTTGTCAGCGATAACTTCTCGTTTCATCACCATACAATTTTTAAAGGCATTTGTGTAATCAGATAATTCACCAAAACATTTTTCTAAAAATGGTTCTATTCTACTGCCAACAACCTTGTCAATAAAATTACATATTTGGTCATTAGTTTTACCCTCACAAGTTTTTTCTACTAACTTGTCAAGTGTAACATAAATTGAATCTGTATCAGAGGCCACGATATAATCTATCTTGTCGTGTGTCTGTAATATTCTGTTTAAGTATTCATTAACTTTACTTTCTATAAATCTAATAATAAATTGACCAGCAGTTGTAATACCACTCGCCTGTCTTACATCATAATATCTAAAGTATTGATTACCAACAGCACCATAAGCTGAATTTAAGGCAATCTTTCTAGCCCATTGTATATTATGACAACGAGATATTTCTTTTACAAGTTCAGGATTTTTAGTTTTTTCATATTGTTGTTTTGCCTTTAACATTCTTTTCTTGTAAACAACACGCTCATTGTACATTGTTTCCATCATTTCAGGTAAGAAACCTTGATTATCATTTTTAAACATAGCACCATTAGGTGTAATACAAGCACCCTCTGTTTTTAAATGAGCAAGTGGTGTTTTGTTTGATAACATCTTAGCAACTGAAACGCCAGATGATTTAACGCCTAATATCTTTTCTGGAGAAATATTATATTGTATGATAATATGTGGATATAGGGAGTTAATATCAAACGAAACAACCCACTTGTGCTGACCAAGTTGAGGTTCTTTTACATAAGCGCCCTCATACTTTGTCTCTTTTATATGTTCTTCTCTAGGAGGTACACATATATTTTTTTTCATTAAATGGTTTGCTATCAAAGTATCCCATACTCTAACTTGTGAAAATATATCACCATAGTTTACTTTACTTTCATAGGCAACAGTTAATGATAAGTCAATTAAACCTAGTTTATCTTCTAGGCCATCAACAATTTCTACGTCTTGTATATTGTAATCAACAAATGATTGAAAGTCTTTCTCGTACCATTCTTTAAATGTAGGGTATGGCATTTCATCTTTACCACGACCAAGTTCTAGTTGACCAATAAAGTCAAGTTTATAACTCTCTTGTCTTTGTGGTATAAACCATTTATATAAGTCAAGGTAATCTAAATTTGTAATACCATATAAGGTATATACGGTTTGAGTTCTACCTCTTACTTGTATTTCTTCTCTTTGTATTAAATTCCAAGGTGACATTCTACTAGCAACTTTATCACCAGCTATTAATTTAATTCTATTCATTAGGTAAGGCAAGTCAAAAAATTTTGTATTCCAACCTGTAATAATATCTGGATGATTTTTTAACCAGAATTTCATAAATTCAAATATAAGTTCTTTTTCATTCTTACATTTTACATAAGTTATATCTGTTCTATCGGTCTTAAAGTCGCCTACACCCCAAGTAATAATCTGTTTGTTAGTTTGATTTTTAACTGTAATACAAAGTAATTCTTCAATAGGATTTTCTACATCTGGAAAACCATTTTCACAACTAGTTTCTATATCAAGTGTAAAGATTTTTATAAACTCTTTTGACCACTCTATATTTTTAGTAAACTCTTTACCAATATATTGATAATGGTATCTTTCAAGGCCATAGATTGGTGAGTTTTGTGTTACAACTTCTCGTCTAAATTTACGAGCACCATCTATATTTTTAAATGTAATAGGTTTTAAATACTGACCTTGTAAATTTTTATATTCAGTTTCTTGTTGTGTTAGAGCATACAAAGTAGGACCAAAGTCTAACTTTTCTTTGTAATCTTTACCGCCGTGAATACCACGAACAAGTAATTTACCTCTGTGTTCAATAACTGATTTATAAAAGTTCATAATAAATTTTGGTGGAGGATACAGGAGTCGAACCTGCGACCTCCTGAATGCAAATCAGGCGCTCTCCCA